ATTTATACCAACATTACCAGCACTTGTAATACGCATTCTTTCACTTGGAGCTGAACCCGGACCTGTGCTTGTTGGTTTTGTATTAAAAGCCATGCTTGTAGCTGCTGTACTACCACTATGGTTTTCAGCAGCAATAGCTACTATAGATGCTTCAGCAGCAGCATTACTATTAGCACCATCTACTCCTTTCCAAGCATAAGAACCTAAAGTTTCTCCAGAGCTAGGATTACCACCTACTTCTCTATTTAACTGTATACCACCATTACCACCACCAGTAAGAATATTTAATCCTTGTAAAGTAGCTGTAGGTTTTGAAGAATAACCAATCCCAACATTGTCTAAACCACCATCAACAAACAAAGCATGAGTTTGTCCATCTGATTCAACTCTAAAGTCTAGGTCTATACCTTCTTCATTAATAACAGTTTCATCACTTTCTAATGATAATCGTAATCTTTCAGTTCCACCTACTATTGTTCTGTGATAAACGAATACATCTTCTGAACCATTACTTGCATCTTCAATTTGAGCAGTAATTCTATAAAAATCTGTAGCATTACCAGCATCATCATTTCCAGCAAATGCTACCGTAGCTAAATTGTCAGCATCGGCTCCATTACCAGCGTTTCTATATAAATTTATATTTGGACCAATAGCTGCATCTGTGTCTGTAGATACAAGTGTAAGGGTGTCAAGGTTATCTGCTGTAGTAATTGTTACACCACTTGCAAATGTTCCACCAGCATTAAATAAAGCTTTACCAGCATCTGAACCATCAAGAGTAAGAGCAGTAGTGTTTGAGCCACCATCATTTACTTTAAATACAAGGTCTTTATCACTAATTCTGCTTATAATTTCAGCATTACTGGAATCTTGTTGTATATCTAAAAATGTACCAACTGAACCATCTTTAAAGAGTATGTTTCCACCATCAGCATCAAGAACAACATCTCCTGCTGAGTCTAAAGTTAAATCACCGCTTGATAAAGCTATAGTAGTTCCATCAATATTAATGTTATCAATATCTATACCTGCATCTGCTGTAATTTTTCCTGTTGAAACTAATGTTCCACCAACTGCAGTATTACCTGAAATATCAGCAGCACCATTTATATCAATAGTAGTAGCGTTTATTTCTATTTCAGTATCAGCAACTAAATCTAATACTCCATCTGCTGATTGGTGTATATAAGTTCCTGAATCACCAAATTGTAATTGTCTTGAACTGTTTAATAGTAAAGCTGTATCTGCAACATGGGTCAGCGTTACATCTGTATCTGCTCCAAATCCTAAAACTGCTGCGTCTGAAGATAAAGTTAAATCATCTCCTACAGTCATATCTGTAGCTGCTGCTACTGCACCTGCAATACTTAGAGTTCCTGCTAGGTCTAAATCAGTAAAAGCATTTACTACTGCTGCTCCTGAGCCTGCTCCATCTAAATATACGACAGCTACCCTTCCTGTTGGAATAGTTACATTAGCTCCTGAACCTTGGGAGATAATTATGTTTTGAGAACCTGAAGTGGCATTTTCAATAATCTGCACCCTTTTCATAGTGTTAGGTGCAATAGTAATAGTACATGCAGAATCTAATGTGCCTGTATATTTAACATACATAGCTCTTGCTGCATCAGAAGCACCATCTGCTACTGTTGATGTATGTGTATCTGCGTTTGTTGTTATGGCTTCTGTACCATAACCTAAAGCTTCTCCAATTAATTCTAAATTTGTATTTGTAGTAGTACCCCATGTTCCACTAGCATCACCAGTAGCCATTTCGTTTAGTCTTAAGTTATTTACATATGTACTTGCCATATTTAGTCCTCGTTAAAATTATATATCATTTATGTTGCAATCTCAGTATAGTTTGGTGTTTGACTTACTGTTATTTGCGTATAGTTTGGTGTTTGACTTGGTGTTATTGGTGTATAAGTTGCTGTTAAATTTTGTGCTAATTGACCATAAACATTTACTGTTAGTATTTCACCTATAACTAATTCAATTCCTTCTAATAAAATATTTGCATCTGCTGTAGATGTCACACTTCCTAAAGCAGTTGTACCAGCAAAACCTGTTACATCCAGGTTATTATTAGTAATTAATGACTCTGTGCCTAAAGAAGAAGTTAATTCAATTCCTGTAACAGATACATTTGCAGCACAAGATACAGATTCATCTCCTAGTTCTGATGTTGAGGCTACTGCTGATACTCCAGTAACTGCAGCACCCATAGTAATAGCATTACCTAATGCTGATGTACCTTCTAATCCAGTTACAGAAGTATTTGCATCTGCTGTAACTGTTTCGCTGCCTAATGCTAATGTACCAACATTACCTGTAACAGATACATTAGCTATACCTGTAACAGTTTCACTTCCTAATGCTGAAGTTCCTGCATTACCTGTAACAGAAACATCTGCAGAGGCAGAAACTGTTTCACTACCGAGTGCAGTAGTTCCTGCAACTCCAGTAACTTCTACAGGTAGGGGATTAGACCACTCGCCTTGTCCCCAAGTACCTCTGCCCCAGCCTGTTACATTAGCCATAGGCTATTAAGCTATTCTTATAATAGCGTTTGACGCATCTGCTGCTGGAAATTGAATTGTAAAATCACCTGCTGTAGAAGTCTTATCTCCACCAAATGCTAAAACACAAACTGCTCTATCACTATTGGTATCATTGTAGATAAGACAACCATTTGCTGTAACAGTAGCATTACTAAATGTTAAATCAGCAAAGTCAGTAAACGCAGTTGTTCCTGAAGTTGTAGGATTTACATTAGTTAATGCAGAACCAGTCGCTGTGTAGTTTGTACCACTTACTTCATTTGAACTTGAATACGCAGTTGTAGAAGCACCTAAAGATGCAGAACTAGTATATAAAGCTAACTTGAAGCTATTGCCTCCTGAAGCTAAAAAATTGTGTTTACCTTCAAGTAATTCTTGTTTAAATGAAGTACACATTGCTTGTGATATTGCCATTATAGTCTCCTAATAATATTAGCCATTTCTTTATGACCTTGTTTTTCTAATAATCCTGCTACAGTAGCTCTATCACTTGCTATAGCTTGTTTCATATACAACAAAACAACTGTTTGTATAGTTTCTTTAAATGCTTCAGCCTGGGCTTTAACCATAGGGTCTGCATTGTCACTTACAGAAATCAATCGTTCCATTATTCTTTCAGTCCAATATTCAGGTTTTAAACCTTCATTTTGTGTAGTTTTTACTTCTACACTTCCTATTGTACTTTCTACATCTACACTAAACATTTATTTTTCTTTGTCCATCTCTATAGGCATCTTTACGATTATACCCATCTGATTGTAGTGTAAGTCTTTGTAAGGCTTCTTGAAATCTTTTTTCATAAGTATTTAAAACATCAGGCTCGCCTTTCATAAAAGTATATGCTTCACATAAACTTCCATATAGCAATGCTTCTGGTGCATTTGTACCTAACCATGTTGTTCCATCTGCTGATTCAGTAATAGATTGCGGTGTATAAAAATAATGTAATTCTATTGAAAAAGCAGCACTAGGCGTTGGTCCTACAATAAAACTTTCATCATCAAACTGTCCATATACTTTAGGCAATCCTGTTGTTGTTGCTGATGGGTATGCTTCTCTTATGTAATTTACATCTTTGTTTAAAAGATAATTATGATTTCCACTAGAATCTATAACTGCTAAAGAATATGGATATAAATAATCTGATGGTGTTTTTAAATACTGATTACTAATAGTTAAAGCACCTGTAACATTTTTTCTAAAGTTTGGTAATTCAACAGACTTAATAATTCTGTCTTCTGCTTGAACAATAAATGTAGGTAAATCAGCAACAAAAGTTGCTTCAGTATTTTGCGTATAATCTTGTATAGCAGATTTTAATGTTGTAAATGTAAAACTCATGATGTACTCACTTTAACTTTTCCTACTTCACCTTTAATATTAAGACCCATTGTACTAGAACCAAATTGTGCTAATCCTCCACCTACAGGATTAAAAGAAAAATATGTAGTAGATTCTGTTTCACCTCCATCTGGTCTAGGATTAAATAAAGTTTGTGGGTCACTAGCATTTACTTCACCTAACTTTAATTGTGGATGGTCTACATCAAAACAATCTTCACAAACACGCATACCATTACGCTTACTATCTTCTATTTCATATTTCAGTTTATTTAACTTATATGAAAATCCACATCTATCACATTGACCTAATGCTTTACTTGCTCTTGCGTATGCCATTTAATAACCATATGTCCCTAAGTCAGGAACAAATTTTACAGAAGCTCTTTCTCTATCTGCATCACTTACATCTTTCCATAACTCATCATATCTTTGTTTAATCATTGGAACTCTTGGTTGAGCTTCAGGTGATTTAACTGCTAAGTTATATGCCAAAGCATATGTTAAACAAGGCAAATATCTTGATGGTACATCTACATTATTACTAGCTACATCGCCTGTATCTTCTATTCTTTGTATGTAGTCATAGACTAATGTATAAGCTTTATCAGGAGTTGACCATAAAACTAATTTTATACTTCCACTATCCTTATCTACATAAAACTGTGTAGGTTTAGCTTGTAGTAATTTATTAGATTGATGATTATATTCTGTTCTTGATATTCTATTTAGGCGTTGGTCAAACTGTTTAGTTTCATCTCCAGCATCTGTTCTGATAAAAACATCTACAATATCTAAAGCAGATGACTCTACAGTATAGCTACTAGTGCCTTCAGTTACAGAAACGCTTGCTTGTTCTACAGTCCAAAGATTTAATCCTTTGTTTTGCCATTCCAAAAATACTAAATTAAGTGCTCTTTTAGCACCTCTAAAGCTATAACCTGAACGCAATTCTAGACCACATAGGTCATAAGCTTCTTCCATAATATCGCTTATGTCTAAGTTGAATGAATGTGTTCCACTTGTAGCCATTATTTATCCTTTTTTATTTTTGTAACTTTAATACCAGAAGGTGTAACAAATGTTTTCTTTTTTGATGCAGGTGCACTTTTAATTTGCTTTTGCATATTTGTTCTAGACATTGCCATTTAACACTTCCATCTTCTACGAGCCTGTCTAATTCTTGAATTAGGGTCGTTTCTAGTTTTAGCTGAACTTCTTTTTAATTGACCTAAAGACCTAGCACAGTAAGACTTTCTGCGTTTAGCAGCCTTACTACCTTTTTTTACTTTGCCTGTTACTGCGGTTTTTAACTTAGAACCTGGATTAGCTTTACGATAAGCTGCAACTCCTTTCTTAGTCATACCAGCACCAGACTTAGTGCTACGATAATTTGCACCCTTACCTTTTGTAGTTTTAGGTATAGGGTTCTCTCGTTTTCTTTTGGTCATTAGAACACTAGTTAGCTCTTACCACCTCTAGCCATACCTTTAGACCTTTTCTTTTTAACGCCTGGTTCAGTCATACCGCCACCAAACATTTTTTTAACATAGTCTTTGTATTGCATAACATTTTGTTCTTTGCCAACTTCAACGCCTGACTTACCACCACCTGCCATGTACTTAGATGATTTGCCACCGCCTTTCATGTATTTAGATTTTTTACTTCCTGCCATAATAAATTCCTATTTTGATGCAGCTTTTTTAGGTCTTCCCTTTTTTTTAGCTGCTGGTTTAGTTGTTTTTTTCTTAGCTGGTTTTTTACCACCAACATAAGCTTCATTAATATCTGGAGTAGATGGGTCATCAGCAACAAGTTGCCCTTTAGCATTTCTTGCTCTTTCACCATTCATTTCAGCACATTTGCGTTCTGCATCTTCTAAATCAGGGTCTGGACCAAATATAGGTCTGTAGATTCCATCAGTATCTAATTTTAAAACTTTATATTGTGCTGGAAATTCACCAGTTTCTGAGATTACATAATCTTTAGTTTTAGCCATAATTAATTCCTATTAGTCAGAATATACTTTAACCATCTCTAAAACGATAGAATAAGTATCTCCTGATGAGTGTCCTTTAGTGGTAAGAAGAATATCTCCTGTTTTACCACTACCTGCGTTATTTGGAAGTCCTCCAATGTCCTCAAATTCCATATGTCCATTACTACTTTCAGCAAGTTCCATTAGAAGAACATTAGATGTAGCATCTAGAAATAATTGAACAGACATACCTACGATAGCATGGCTAATACGCATTACTCTAACTTCTGAGCAAGCTACACCTGCTGAGTTAGAAGCTAAGGCAGATACATCTACCTTAGCTACTGCGGATTCTCCTGTGCCATCGCTGACATTTGTAAACTTCATAACACAATTTCTTTCACCATCAATAATGGTTTGTGATGTTACTGCGTCAGCCATAGTTTACTCCTTATTAAGATTGGTCAGTAAATGCTGGAGCGTCTGCACCTTCTTGGTTGCCCCATATATACCAATTAGTAGAGTCTTTAGCTAATATGTTTATTTCAAATAAACCAAAGTCAGTTAAGGTAAGTATAGAATTAGAGTTACCATCTGCATATACAGAAACATTATCTGCATTAGAATCTAAATGGATAATTCCTCCTAAAAAGAAATTAGCATCTGCACCTGTATCAATTATAAGGTTTTCTGTTTCTTCTGCAGCACCACCATAAATTAATTTAAAATGAACTCCTGCTGATGGAGAAGGTAGTGTCAATGTGCAGTTAGCTGAAAGTGCTGGAACTACAGAAACTCTACCGCCATGGGCAGTTGCAGTTAAAGAAATAGCTGTTGTATCAGCTAAAGCTACAGGGGTTACTTGCATACCATCACCATTTAAAGTGAACTCGGTAGTTACAGCACCTGTACTTGAATTTTTAGATACGACTTGAAAGCCGTTTTCGGACCTAATTGGTCCATTAAAAGTTGTGTTAGCCATAATTTTCTCCTAAAAGAAATAATCTATCATCTTGGCAAATGTCTGCTAGGTCAGTTGATAGACAAATTAATAAAATACCTAGATTTATAATATACCATAAAAAAAAGGGGGAACATAAGTTCCCCCTTAATGTTCTTACGAACTACCTGGTGAGCCAAAGATACCAAGTGGGTCTGAAACTCCAAACGAGTATCTTTCCCTAGCTTTGTATCTAACATTACCAGTATCAAAGTCTCCATCCATAGATGTAGTCATTGGACTTCTAACGAAGTGCTTCATGCCATCAGGAACATCAGTTGTGATGAAGAAAGCATTTGTATCAGTTAAATAATGATTAACTGAATAGCCTTCTGGTATCACGCCATTTGTTTTAATAGCATTAATATCGTTATCAGCAGTTCCTACTCTATAGTCACTTTGCAGAAGTCTAGTAGCAACAAACTGTAAGTCTGATGGTACGATTAACTTCTTAGGTCTAGCAGCAATCTTTAGACCTCTTTCATCAGTATATTTACCGATTTGAATGATAGCATCTTCTAAAGATGTTTCATTTAAGTCAGCACCTGATGAAGGTCTGTTGCTGTTAGTTCCACCATTTACTAGTGGGTGAGCTGTGCTAAATAAAGCAACACCATCACCTGATGTAAAGGCAGTACTAAACCCATTGTTAAGCGGATTAACCGCTTTAACTTGCTTAGTGTAAGCCATAGCACGAGCTAATGCTTTAGTATATCTTCCTGACAGAGATACATAGAGGTTATCCTCCATTGCTTCTTCTGTAATGGAATATCCCATTGCAATAGTTTCGTGTGTATAACGAGCTACAAAAGACTCTTGTGCAGTATCATAATTGATAGCTGAACCTTCATCTTTTACTGGAGCAGCTCCGAAACCTGATAACTTTAGTTCTTCCTCAAAACTTCTTTCGGAATTTTCAGTTACATAAATTTCTTCATGCTCGTTCTCGTATGTGCCGTATTCTTCTCCGAATAACGCATTTAATCCTGGTAGGAGTTGTTTAAGCTCATTCGCTCTTGAAATAGCTGCCATAATTTATTCTCCTTAACCTATACCAGTTGTGTTTAGCAACTGATGTCCAACATTAAACATTACTAATACATCTGTGTAAGTATCACCAACTGCACTATCTGGTCCATCAACAAAATCAACGATTTTAAGAGGTAGTGTGGCAGTAGTTGCTACAGTAGATATATCAACCGAGTTTTTGCTTGTGCCAATTGCTGTACTTCCTGCAGTTTGCACAACAGCACAGTTTTTACCAAGGTCGTCTTGGTCTGCTGCACCATCGCATTGCATTTGCATTAGTATAAAAGGGTCACTCGCAACATACGCAACAATGTCATCCGCAGCAGTTGAAGCTGGGAAATATTGATTCGTAGTAAATTGCCCTGTTGTAGGGTCTGTGTAAGCACAACCAAGGAATACACCAATAGGTGTACAAGCTGTAGTACCAGTATCTTTTTGGATAGTGGTATTAGGGTTATCGTCACCCCACTTTACAAAATCACCATAGAATATGGATGTTCCATACGCATTTTTAATTTTGTAATGTGTAACTTTACCTTGATAAGGGCTTCCAACAACTGTTCCAACAGGTCTTGCTCCGTGAGGAGTTGCACTTGTAGACATAATTGTCTCCTTATTTTAAATTAATTATTAAAGACTCCTAAGAATCTTTACCAAAAGTGGTTCTCGATTTGCGTTCAAACACTTGTTTGGTCGCCATTCGATTATCCTGTTCTTTCATGTAAGTATTGTCAACAGAGTCCATTTGCGATTGAGCAAGATTTTGAAAATGTTCATCTCTTGCTTTAGCTTTAGCTTCTGGCATCTTACATAAAAGTTGCCCACCAATTTCAACATTACCTTTTTTTGCCCATTCCGAGCCATGGTCCATCATATGAATCTGTAATTCAGGATGGTCTTCCAATCTACAAGGTTGCCAGCCTTCACGGAATCGTCTAGATACATTAGGGTTATCAGATTGTCCTAATAGGGCAGTTCTGATGTACCTAAATACCCAGCCTGTCTGTGGGTCTGGTGTCGGTAAATTAGCTGCATTTTCCCAGCTTTGTGTGTGCTGAGTAGCCTCTCGGCTTTCTGTCTCTCTAGGAGTACGCTCTTGGTTTTCAGGAGTATCAGATGAAACTGCCTCCACTTGATTAGTAGTATTATTTTCTTCTGACATATTAAGCCTCCCTTAATAATTGATTTGCATACTGCTCAGGACTAATACCAAGTTGGCGAGCTAGCCTAACTTGTGTCTGAGTCAGACGGATTTGCGTGGGTTTTTTGTTTCCGCTATCCCTCGTTGCGGATGCAACAACTGTTGATGGTTGTCGTTTTGGCGTTTCACTTTCTTGAGACATTTCTGTTTCATTAGTAGGTTGGACACCGAAAAAAGTTGGAAATTGTTGTCGCATAGCAACATCAACTTCTTGATAATATTCTTTAGATTTTGTAGCAGGGTCTATTCCCTTAGCTTGTAATGACTGGTCAACATACATAGCAAAAGATGTCATTTCTTTATGTACTGGTTCGCTACCCATAAACCATGGATTTTTTTGCGACCAAGCTTGCATGTCTGGGTCTAACTGTTGTTCTTGTTGAGGAACTACAGGTCGTTGTACTGGCATTTTGCTAGCAATTTCGTTTTGAACTTGTGCAGCCATTGAAGAAGCTTGTTGTTCTGCTAGAGTTGCTTTAGATAGTAACTCCTGTGCCTTAGTCATTTCTTCGGCATTACCTTCTTCATATGCTTTCTTAAAAGCTTCTTGGGCATTTTGTTTTGCCCATAAAGCATTGTTATATGCTTGTTTATTTAAAACTTGTCCGCCCTGGTCAACCATAGCTTGTAGCTTTTGGTTTTCTGACATTAACAGTTGTAATCTTTTTATTGCTTCTTCTGATTCTCTAGCAGCAGCTTCTTTAGCTCTGCGTTCTTCATGATACTCATATTTAATTTTAGCAATTCTGTCACCAGCTCTTTTACTATAATCAGCAATTTCTTTATCAACTGTATCATCATCCACATCAGGAGTATTATCTTCTGCTTTTTTTGATACTCTATCTTCTTCTGGAGTATCATTTACTACTTCAACATCATCAACAACTTCAACTTCTAAGCCTTCAGGTATTGTATTGTTTATTTCTGTAGTTTTACCAAAAAACTTTTCTTCCTCTGATTGAGGTACAGTTTCTGGAATATTAGGTTCTTCGTTAATAATTTCTGTCTTACTCATGCTCTAACTACTCCTGTAGGGTCATCGACTACTGCTTCC